CAAACCCTCACCCATTGAGGGGCGGTATGAATGGACAGGGCAGTTCAAACCATACGACCACCAAAAAACCACTTCCGCATTCCTAACCATGAACCGAAGGGCTTTCTGCTTTAACGAGCAAGGCACTGGCAAAACCGCATCGGCCATATGGGCTTCTGACTTCCTGATGACACAGGGAAAGGTGAACAGGGTATTAGTTATATGCCCGCTGTCTATCATGGATAGCGCATGGCGTAATGACTTGTTTAGTTTTGCCATGCACCGCACAGTCGATGTGGCGTATGGGGGTAAGGAGAAACGAAAGAAGATAATTAGGCAAGGCTCCGAATATGTTGTTATTAACTACGATGGAGTGGAGATTGTTGCCGATGAGATTGCTAAGGGTGGATTCGACTGCATCATTGTAGATGAAGCCACACACTATAAAAACCCACAAACCAAGCGTTGGAAAACACTGAACAAGCTGCTAACTGACAAGACTTGGTTGTGGATGATGACGGGGACCCCTGCGGCCCAGTCGCCTTTAGATGCCTACGGCATTGCAAAACTAGTCAACCCGACTGCCATCCCTAAATTTTTTGGTTCGTTTCGTGACCAAGTAATGTACAAAATAACTAACTTTAAATGGGTGCCTAAAGAGACAGCTACTGAAACAGTGTATAACGCACTGCAACCTGCTATCCGGTACACTAAAGAAGAGTGCCTAGACCTACCACCTATGGTATACGCCAAACGAACGGTGGAGCTTACTCGGCAGCAGAAAAAGTACTACAAGGAGCTTAAAGATAAACTTGTTTTACAGGCTGCAGGGGAAGAAGTAACAGCCCCCAATGCAGCTATAAATATGAGTAAGCTCTTGCAAATATCCTCCGGTGCCGTGTACACCGATAACGGAGAGGCATTGGAGTTTGACATTAAGAACCGATACAAGGTCCTTCGTGAGGTGATAGACGAGAGTAGTAAGAAAGTGCTCGTGTTCGTGCCGTTCAAACACACTATAGACATACTTTACCGTAGGCTTATAGGCGAGAACATATCCACCGAGATTATTCGTGGAGATGTATCTGCACCTAAACGGACTGACATATTCCACCGATTTCAAACTAAAGATGACCCCCGCGTGTTGGTAATCCAACCGCAAGCTGCGGCACACGGAGTTACACTAACCGCTGCGAATACGGTTGTTTGGTGGGGGCCTACCAGTTCGCTAGAGATTTATGCCCAAGCTAATGCACGTGTACACAGATCAGGACAAGACCACAAATGTACTGTCGTCCAGCTACAAGGGTCACCTATAGAACAACGTGTATACACACTATTAGATAATAGAATAGATGTACACACAAAAATGGTCGATCTTTACAAAGAAATGCTTGACTAAGATACGATACGGCAGTAGAGTTAATAGCTCACTAGTTAAGCCACGGACGTTAGGGTGTATGAGAGGGGTTTATGTCTCCTTTCTGGTGTCCCTTGATTACTCTATAACGTGTCTAGAGATCGAGCTTGATGCACTTGAGGCTGAAACGCATCACCACAACTTTAGGAGGTACATTATGGCAGTAAAACTGACTAGGGGTAGTGAGAGGAGTATCACGCCCAAACTTAAATCATGGGAAGAAAAAGAAAAAGCTAGAGAAGAAATGGAAGTATTGCTTGAGCAGTACCTAGCTAACAACGGGATCATACGCGAGTACCCCCAAGGCGCGACAGCCCTCAAGCACGGCAGGACTAAGAAGCAGCAGGACGAGTTAGTTAATAAGGGTAAGTCTGGCGCATCCGCTATGCGTAAGAGGGTACTAACGTATGCTCGATAAGATGATGGAAGCTATTGAGAGGGTCGCAGCATATGTGTTTTGGCCCATGTTTACGCTGTTCTTTTTACTTGCAGCCATAGCTGCATACACATTTGTTGAATCTATTTAGGGGCCTACAATGGTTGTAAATAAAAACAGAGATGGGCTTTTTGTTGCCACTGCTAAGAACACAGAAGGTCGATTATGTGCAGGGTTTTCAAGGGACAGGCTACAGGCAATGCTTTTTTGTTTCGAGATACTAACGGAGCAATTAAATGGCCGACGAAAAACAACTTGAAGCAATGGCTATGCTCGAAGAGTGTGTGATTGTGTTTTCTGATAACACGGTATATCACGTTAAGGACAACCAAGTCACACAAATGGAGTGGGTTGGACCTGAGTGTCAAGACTGATTTTAAATTTTACGGCATCTGGAGGTGTGTGAATGAGCGACGAAACTAAAATGGCTGAAAAGCTAACACGTGTCTACTTAAAAATCCGAGATAAAAAAGCACTGCTTGCATCGGAGTTTAAGGAGCGAGAAGAGGACCTGACCCAACAACTGGATAAGGTCAAAGCTGCACTACTAGACTACTGCAAGGAGCAGGGGCTTGAGAGTGTTAAAACTTCTGAGGGGGTATTCTACCGTTCGGTTAGGACCCGCTACTGGACCAGTGACTGGGAGTCCATGCATAGATTTGTTATGGAGCATGATGTACCCGAGTTTCTGGAAAAGCGGTTGAACCAAACCAACGTAAAAACTTTCCTCGAAGAAAACCCCGATGTTGTACCTAAAGGACTCAATGTCGATTCTGAATACATAATATCTGTGAGGAAGAAGTAATGACTGGACCATTTGTACCAATTGAAGGTGTATCTAAGCACTTTTCTGTATCTGTCTCAACAATACGGGCTTGGGTCCGCAAAGGGATAATACCTAAAGCTACTTACATTAAGGTGGGTAACACGTATCGGTTCTCGATTGATGACGTTGCTACCGCGCTCACTAGAGCAGTGGGGAGAGAAGACCACCTAGTCGCAGCCAAGAAAGAACTAGAGCGTCAAGCTGCTGACGCAACCACCACCGTTTCCGGTGTAGATGCAAGTACAAACCTAGACGAAGACTTATAAGGAGAAAAGAATGTCAGACATTACTTTGTTTGAGAACAACGCCCTCGCAAGCAGCGAACTATTTAAAAGCCTACAAGATACAAACAACAACTTGTTGGGTGGCTCTGGTGGAGGCGAGAAACGCCACCGTATTAGTCTTTCAGGGCAGAAATTTAGGGAGTACGTTAACGGGGACCAAGTTTCAGTAAGCAAGGAAGACAACATGAACATGATTGTTGTCGATGCTGCACCCATAGCGCGCACTTACTACGAGGGGGTGTATAGCCCTTCTAACCCTACACCGCCTAAGTGTTGGTCTGCCGATACAAGAGAACCTGCCAAAGAAGTTGCCCCAGAAACACGTCAAGCCACACGATGCATGGATTGCCCACAGAACATTAAGGGTTCAGGACAAGGTGAGTCGCGCGCGTGCAGGTTTTCACAAAGACTTGCTGTTGTTTTAGAGGGACAACTAGATAAAGTGTATCAATTACAGATACCCGCTACGTCTATATTTGGGGATACCCGAGATGGTAACATGCCAATGCAAGCCTATGCACGGTTCCTATCTGCACACAACACTCCCGCCATATCTATTATCACCAACATGAAGTTTGATAGTATGGCTAGCACTCCAAAGCTATTTTTCAAGGCAGTTCGCCCACTTGAGGAGAAAGAGTTAGAACAAGTGGTTGCTTTGAAAGACCATCCAGATACGGCCAGAGCACTTAGGATGACAGTATCCCAGACGGATGGGGTAAGCAAAGAAGCACCCGCTGCCCCTAAAAAGGAAGCAACTCCCCCACCTTTATTTGCGGACAAGGCGGCGAATGAAGCTATTGAGGAGCCTACCAAGGTAGTGAAAAAAACCGCGCCACCCCCCAAGGAGGATAGTGATTTAGGTTCGATTATTGATAACTGGGATGATGAATAACAGTCTATTTACGGCAATCGAACCACGGTACGGTGGGGGTGCTAGCCCCTGTCGTGTCGGTTTAAGCAACGGGTGGACCAATGGAAACGAAGACATTTTTATCGAAGGCACTGAGTAGTGGGGGCTACTACTGTGTATTTGCAGCACGTTCAAGCGACGAACGCAAAGCACAGAAGTTTTATGGATCAATAGATGCTGTTGTTGATGCCGCTAACAATTATGACCAAGAAGGGTACGATGTTTATTATGGGCTGGCTACGTTTAGTGAGGCAGGTTCCCGTAAAGTTAATAACGTAAAAAGACTAAACTCTTTCTTTCTTGATCTGGATTGTGGCCCTAGCAAAGAGTTCTTAGATCAAGAACAAGCTATACAGGAACTACGGCGATTCTGTAAGCACAACAAACTACCGAAACCAACT